CTAGTTGGATAAGTGCTGTTATTAGCGGTAGCCACTTTTTTATTATCTTCCTTAACTTCTTCAACGGCTTCACCTCCTTCCTTATGTTTATATTATACCCTATATCGTGTATAAAGTCAAGTGTTTATTTTGATTTTTACAAACAAAAATAGAGCCTACCAACATAGATTTATTCTAGGTTAGTAGGCTCTTTTAATCTTTTGTCATTCTTTCGATAATCTTTTGAAATCAATCCATGAGTCCACCTGCTCACGATCAGGAGATAATTGGATCACCTCTCAGTCATCGACGAATTGCACCTGCTAATCCAAATACACCGCTTACCACGACCCATGTATCACGTTGCCTTTTAAGGCGCTGTTCTGTTCGTTTGTTGCGTTTGATTTGTTCTATCAATTCTTCTAATGATGTCGAGGCTTCGTTCAATTTCGCTTCTTGCGTCGTCAAGAGATTGGAGGCTTTCGTTAATTCTTGCCCCTGTTTCTCGTTGATTGCTTTGAGCGCGTTCAATTCCTTCGTCCGTTCTTCGTTGATAATCTTCAATTCTGTTAATGCTGTTCCCTGCGTCTCGGTTAAGCTGTTGGCTTGTTGCAATGCTTTCTCGGAGTTGTTGATTGAGCTTTCTGCTTTCATCAAGCGCCCTTCGAGTTCGTTCCAACTGCTCACGGGTACGTTGATAGTCGGCTCTTGTGTCGAGGTATCCTCCGATGAGGCTGCATGCGAAACCGACGAGAAGAACGCTAAGCATACCACAAATAACGCGCTTAAAAGTAAACGCAGATACAATTTTCGTCTTGATAGTTTCATACATGGTAACTCCTTCCTAAATATTACTACCCCACTGTGCGCCCCACCATCGAGCGGTGCCGCGTAACCAGTCGCCCCCGCTCCATCGTTCGTCGCCTGCATGGCACACTAAGAGGTCCCATCGGTCAACGTTGGAGTCTGGGCCGTAAGTATTGTTAGGGTATCCAGTCGGATCTAAATAATAGAGGTCGAGGCCGTCCTTATTATCGGCCGCTTCAGCGTGTGTCATTTGATGTTGTATATCAAGTGGTACACCCGCGTTAATAGTGAGCACTGCCATAATCTGTGTCATAGTGGTTAACTGTGCTTTGGTTGGTGGTTCGCTTCCTAAATTATTTTCACTTACTGCATCCCAACATGCTTCAATAGCTATACCTACGGCGTTACTGTTGCGCATGTATGTGTGTTCTTTATAATCTGTTAATGCCTCCATATCGGTCAACATCGTGCCATCTCGGGCGATGTTGATATGGTAATCTGTGAAGTGCTTACCACCTTTTACGCCGGTCCAATGATAGTATGCCTTTTCAATTTGGCCATATGCTTTTAGCGCTAAGGCCTGTAACTCGTCCATTGTAATTTGTCTAAACATTTATTTCCCCCTCTCGTCATGGTTAATATCATCCGATAATTGCTGAATACATGGTCTGTTCACCGGCAACGTATTAGGCTCCTCTAACTTATCTGGTATCCCGTTATGGTCTTTGTCGATGAACATGCCACAAAGCCCTACAATTGACATAAGTACCGACGGCACGAATATGTGGTCAATGATAAGAATACCCTTATCGATAAGCTGATTCGCTTCAGGTGACACATAACCTCTAATCGTTGATAATACATACTGGGCAACGACTAACACCATAGGTACTAGCATGACGAGGACTAATGCCCTCGTCGCTAATACGCCAGTTGGCCGTATGCCAGCTATTCGGATGGACTGATATGACCGCTTGATGCGGTTAATGATAGCTAACTTATCCATTACCCCTCCATGCTCTGATAATCTCGAGTACGCCATGAAATACCTTTCCAAAGTCGACGAGGTCATCTTCAACCATTTCACGTAAGTTCTCAATAATGGACCAACATTCTGAGAAGAACGGAATTAGCATGAATAGGAATGAAAAGATATGGTCCAGGAATAGTTCAGTATTCGGAATCGGGATATCCGGTAGCGATTCAAATACTACCGATAAGACCATCCACGCGGGGTACTGGACGCATAACTTCGTTAGCAAATCGGATCGTAAGCGTTCACTCATCAGGTACCTACGTTTCAGGCCTGTAGTCGCGTCAACATATCCACCCTTACCCCATCCATACCATGCGAGCGTTGTAAGTAAAGTTATAGGCGTATTATTTCTGTGATTATCCTTGTTATACCTAAGCACCTCCGTCGTAATACGTTGCGCTGCGTCAATGAATAGCAGCACAGTTGTTAATATGATAATAACGCCCATACTGACAATATGCTCATGTGACACACCGCTAATCAGCATTACTAAAATGTCGTTCAATATATCCATTCACTCCCCCTAAATGTGATAGTTAAGTAGGGTGAACACATGCAAGCGAGGCTTTGAGTACAAACGAATCCGTCAATGTCCGCCAAGCCTCGCTCATAAAATCAGTTAATTCTTGCATGTGTTCTCCCTGTGGTTTGATTAATTATAAATGGTCAGCGTTTTGGATACCTGTGTTGATGTAGCTATGGTTAGCCGCATCCCATTCAATGGTATTCATATTAAAGGCCAGCGTTTTGGATACCTGTGTTGATGTAGCTATGGTTAGCCGCATATTGTTATTATCCCCTTTAAACGTTACGTTTTCAGGAGTTTCTACAAAGTAAGGGCCATATGAGTTATAGTTATCACCTAAATTAAGCGTTGCTGGTCTATTGGCATAAATTACCTTTTTCGTAACATTCCAATTCTTAGGGTTATCTTTGAAATTACCGCTAACTGTGTTGTTTGAAATATTCATTTTCAAGATATCCCCATAGCGTTTGTATACAATGCCATTTTCGGTATATTCTTCATCAGCAACCGCATCAGTTTGAACACCAGCAATTTTGTATTCTGCAACTTTTGCACCTGTGAAATTGTGATAAGTGAGTTTTATATCATCTTCGCCTAGAGGTGGAATTGTAATAGTGCATGCCCCAGTGCTGTCGATCGTGAAAGGTGTAGCGTTACCGACTACCTTAACACTGTAATGCGGTTCACCTGTTACTACTACAACCTGTTGCCCCTTGGTTACGCTTGGAATAGTCAACGGCTTAAATTCAGTCCGAGGAAATGGCTTACCCATATTGCCAATTAAAGCAGTAAGTACATCATCAACGTTAGCACTATCACACCATATATTTCCGCTTAACAAGGTACGATATGCAGTTTCTGCAGGTACCCTTGATATATACTGACTAATTTCAGATTTCTTTATATAGTCATTTAAATCGGAATACTTAGCAAAGGATCGTGCTTGAATGTTGTTAACATAACGGCTAGCCGCATCGCCAGGTGTTAATGCGTATTGACCAATCTCTGATTTCCTAACAAAAGCACCTAAATCACCTTTATAGGCAAACGTTTGAGCCGCCCAGCCCTTTTGAGCATAATGGTTATTGGCGTCTGTTCTAGATAAATAATTATTTAACTCTGTTTTAGTAGCGTAAGCCGATAAATCGACATTTCCTCCACCAGTGCCTGGGTCGCCTTTAGGACCTTTAAGTGCTGCTAGTTGTTCTTGAGTAAAATCACTAAATTTAAATGGCTCCCCCTTGTCTCCTTTTGGTCCTTTAAGTGCATTAAGTTGGTCTTGAGTGAAGTCAGAATATTTAAAAGGTTCACCTTTAGGACCTTTTAACTTTTCAAGCTGTTCTGGAGTAAGTTGTACACTTGATGTATACTTACTGATTTCAGATTTCTTTACATAGTCACCTAAATTAGCCTTAGCAGCATAGTTATTATCTGCATAGACTCTAGATACAAAAGCATCCCTAATCGCCGCTGTCGTCATATAACTATTAAGATCAGTTTTCTTAGAATACGTATTATCTGCAAAAACTCTAGATACAAAGGCGTTATTAGCCGCTGCTGTCGTCATGTAGCTATTTAATGTAGACTTAGCAGCATAGTTATTATCTGCAAAAATTCTAGATACAAAAGTGTTACTAGCTGCCGCTGTCTTCATATAGTCGCTTAGACTAGCTTTAGTCGCATATGTATTTTCTGCAAAGAGTTTTGATACATAATAGTTATTAAGTGCCGCTGTCTTTACATAGTCACTTAAATTAGTTTTAGTAGCGTATGTAGTATCACAATATTCTTTTGTAGGATAAGCGGATAAATCTACACTACCGCCAGTACCAGGAGGACCTGGGTCTCCTTTAGGGCCTTTTAATGCGTTAAGTTGGTCTTGAGTGAAATCACTAAACTTAAAAGGTTCACCTTTTGGTCCTTGTAGTCCTCTTTCACCGTCTGCTCCACGCTCCCCAGGAGTTCCAGGTTCACCTTTCGGCCCTGGTAATCCTACATCTCCTTTAGGGCCTTTTAATGCCGCTAATTGCGCAGCGGTGAACATGTCATAAGTAAATGGCTTTCCATCTTTACCAGGTTCGCCTTTAGGGCCTTGTAACTTAACAAGCTGCATATTGTCTTTGACTTTAATATTTTCATCACTGTCTTTGATGCGGATGCTATCAACAGGAGAAGGTTTCAAATACACGTTTTCTTCGCTCATATCATTTCCCCCTATTACTGATACCTTCGATTACATTAACTTGACCCTTAACAAGGCATTTAATAGGACGGTCGCCGTTCCATAAGAACAAATCCCATTGGTATTTACCAGCTTCGAGCATATTTGTATCTAAAGAAAGAGTGATTTTACAAGCTTCATCATCTTTCAAAGCATCAGTAGAGACGTCGATACTAAACTTCACTTTATATTCTTCGTCGTATGGACACTTACGAACACAAGCAAAGAGATTTGCCTCTTCAACAAGATTGTTATACCCAATATTTAGAGAAATCACTTCCCCTTTGATTGCATCAAGGTTGTGTAGAACCGGTAGTTTCATCTTTGTGCTCCTCGTCCATTAAATCGTTATGAACACAGCCCTCAGTTGGGCATGCGCCATCTTCATTAAGCACTTCCCAACAATACTCACAAAATTCCATAACAGGTACTTTGCTTTCTCCAATAAATTTAGGCATATTACAGCACCTCCTTAATACGTGTTACCATTTCGTCACTTAATTTAAGATACTGTGCGATAATAGCCGTAGTAGGTTTGCCCATCAATAGCAACCCGCGTTGAGCTTCTTCTAATGATTTAAATCGCGGTTCGTACTCAGATTTAATAGCGTTAATTTTATCTTCCTTTGTAGGAACATACGGATCAGGCGCAACGAATTTTCCGTCTACATACGCTTTACCGCTCATAAATTCATCAAGCATTGCATCTCCATCTGCAGAATACACATATTGCGCATTTGGGTAATCGTGTTCAGCTTGCGCCATAATAGTTTCACGGCTCAACGTGTTATCACACAGGGATGTAATTCGTTCCCCTTTTTCATTTAAAATAAATACATATTGATTCATAGTAAGATCCTTTCGGAGGTGAAATTATGCGCCGTTACGCTGTTATGCTAAAACGTAGACAACGCAATACCATTACATTAAGGCAACTATTTAACGAGTGGCTGCCTATTCACTCTCAGTCTATTTCTGATAGCGCTGTTAAGTCTTATCGCATTGCTTCTAAACACATATCCAACATAGCGGATATGTCTATCACGGATATTCATTTTCAGCACCTTCAAAATGTGATTAATTCCATGCACGTAAAAGGACTTTCCTACTCATCTTGTAAGAAAGTCCGTACACTACTTAATCAATTATTTAATTACGCAATCATTAAAGATTACCCTATCACTAATTACGCCTTACACTTAAACCTAGGCCACAATATCCCAACGATTAAGAGAAGAGTATTCACTCGCCAACAAATCAACAAATTATGGGCAATAGATACTTCTTATTCTCGCATGATTTTAATGCTGCTCTACACAGGGCTCCGCATAGGTGAGCTACTTAATTTACGTAGGCAGGATATCAATAGACGATCATCATACCTTATTGTGAGACACGCTAAAACAAAAGCCGGTGAAGGTCGTATTATTCCCATTCATCACCGCATCATGCCTATAATAGAGCAACTACATACTAGCGATTACCTATTCACTATCAGCTACACATCATTCCGTAAGCATTTCCAGGATATTATGAAACAGCTTAACTGCAAGCACACTATCCACGATACCAGGCATGCATTCGCCAGTTTACTTGATGCGGTTGCACCGCCTAACGCGTTACGTTCCTTACTAGGCCATAAACAAGGTGATATCACTACCAGGGTGTATACACACAAAACCATTCGTGAATTACGTAAAACGATAGAATTATTAAAGTAACTCTCCAGTGGGGAGCGTTTAATAACGTACCAATAGGAGGTACAATTTCATTTCCTGTTTCCTTTGATAGAGAGTGTTACGTAGTAGTTGGTAATGACGTGAATGGTAACAACAGAGATAACCAAGTTCACTCTTTTAGAGAATACACTAGATCTAGCTTTAAAATATTCTCTCAAGCTGTGCTAGACTCAGGTAATAAAACGACGGCATGGGGCAGATATATCGCAGTAGGTAATTAAATAATCCCTAGTGCAAACCAATAATAGGATGCAGCATATCTATCACTCGCCACAAATACAGCTTTTGTATTATTGCTTTCGATTACCGAGTTTGCAAAATATCTTGGTGTATCTGACCCACTCCAATATGCATCAATCGCATTTGCCATGAATAATCTTGTGAATCTAATAGGGAATGTTACTTCCGTTTTTACGACATTATCTTGACCACCAACTCCCCACTGGATAGTGAAACCATTAGCAAATTTAACAAAGCCCGCATTAGCGTCGAGTTTAGATGCCACGATAGCACCTTGTCCTAGTAAGTTTTTAATTGTAACAAGCGTACTTGCCGGAGAGTCTTTCCAGTTAGCGCTACCGAGGATTGCTTTAATTTGGTCTGTAATAGGAGGGTGAGATGAAATATCTGTGTTATGTTGTTTAATTGCTTCTGTTAACTGCTCACGTGTTATCAACGCACCTATATTAACAGTTAGCGATACATTTCCTGTATTACTAAATACCATTCCGATGGTTAATTCTTGAGATACAACTACTGAGCCACTTTCTGCCGGCATTCTGTCCGGTTCAGGGTCCGTAAGGTATGCATACAATATTTCGCCCTTATCAGGATCTTGTGCAAATAACCCAATTTCAGACATTCGAAAAGCTTCATGTATGCCAGTATTAGTTATAACTGTATCAACGCTTACAATTTTACCTTCTAGCTTAACTACAAAATTAGTAGTCTCCCATTTAGAGGAGATTACATCAGTTAATGCCAATGGATTCGTTGCATTAACACCACTACCGACTTTGATTTTCGTGAATGTCAGTTTAGTCTTGCCCGCATTTACCTTTGCTTGCAAAGCAGCACCAACATCGGTCATGGTTGCATTTGACCATTCTGCCATATATTCCTCCTATCTAACGCTATTATCTAGCGCTACATTAATCTTCGTTTTCTTTGATTCAACTGTGTAAGACGTTACATGGGTATTCAAATTAATGCGCCATGCATTCGTAAAATCACACTTGATATTCACTTTCTTAGACACACCGCACCACCCAGCGAAATACTTATTGAAATTAATTCGTCGAATGAATTCAATACCCTCTAACCAGGATCGTACATTCTTGGCGGTATTGATAGCGCGTATAAGCTTAACAATATCCGATTTACCGGTTAATGGTGCTGTAATAAGCGTAACTTTAAAATAATAAGGCTTGCCATCATACTCGAACCATTCTGCTATTTTCGAATCAGAATATATAGTCTGTACAGCCTTTTCGACTGCGTATGGTGTACCTTTATGGCGGTGAATATCAATTGAATTCTTCACCATTTCGCGTTTAGTCTCTATCGGTAACCCACTGTCATAATCATCCACGTGTAATTGATATGCTAAATGATCAATGACACTCTCAGATTCAGTATCAACGGATGACCACAATAGCAATGTATTCGTATTCATGAATTCGGCTAACGCATCATCCCACGTTTTAGCAAGGGCTTTAATTGGCTCCTTATCGATTGAGGAGGGAAGATGTTCTGAACTGGTATACTTACTATCACGTATCATTCTTCCTCACTTCCTGCAAGCACTACGGCGATTGTATTGGCTACTGCCACGCCGCTTTGTTCTGCAATCGGAGTAAATACAGGGGCAGTCACTTCAACGCGTTTAATTCCAGATACATCCATGAGCATTTGCACCAATCGACTAGGCACTATATCACGGCCTAATTTAGATTTTTGCCAAATTACATAGTCATTGACGGCTTTATCTGCCTTAGCTTTTACCACTGTGGCATCGGCACCTTTTTCAATGTAGTACTTAGCATTGATGTTATATTGCGTAGTAGTAGGGGCTAATACAGTTAGCTTATCTGTTAACGGTCTACGTTTCTTATCAGACAAATAATCCGTAATAGTCTTAAGCAATTCTTGCCCTGGAATACCACCGCCAGATAGTAATGGATAGATATTAACTTCCCCAGGATGTGGAGAGGATACACCTACATCGGCCACGAGGTGTGATGCAGATTTTGTAAAATACTCATAAGCACCTTCAGGGCCTGCCACGGAGAATGATTCAGGAGCCTCATGAATACGTTCACGATAGGCTTCGTCATCCTCTGTATCAGAGCCACCTTCAGATAAAGTTATATTACGCATCGTATCCACAAATGCTATAGGGTCAATAATTGTACTTATTTCACCTGGTTTAAACCCATTACCTTGTGCGCCTGTACGTTGTGCTTCTGCTTTTACGGACCCATTGAGTTGACCTGGTGGAATTACCAAATTCTCAACAGTAACAAAATATTCGCCACCTGCTGTGGATATTTTTGTACCTTTTGGAATAATAACAGAGTTCGTACGCACTGCTGACAAGGTAGCTTGGATAGTCGTAGTTGCTTTTGTTGCCCGCAATCGCTCAACGGCAGCAGGAACAGATCCAACGTGATCTAAATTATCACCTTCTGCATATGCTAACAGATTTTGTTTCGCTGCATAATTGGCATCGTTTAATAATCGGATAATAATTTCCGAAATTACATTTAAAAATAAAGTAACAGGGTCGCCCTCTCCCAAGGTTCGCCCTGTTATTGTTGTGTAAATATCAAATACCTTTTGTTGAACGTGTTCTTTATCTGTGTTAAAGAATTCAACATTAGGTAAATCAGATAATCTCATATAGTCACCATCACTTTCGGAATCAACGCCCCATTATGTGTGGCGGTAAATGATATATCACTAATTTTGGCACGCGGTTCGTACCGTTTAATTTGTTGGAATATGTCATTAGATAGATGCGCTTGAGCTTGATGGATAGGCATATCAATAATACGGCCATCAATACCAAACTCCCTATCTAGTGGCACACTACCACGAACAGTAGAAATAATCGTTTGCACATTCTGCAAAATCTCAGCAACTTCACTTTCAGGTGCTAGCGATATCCTATTGTCCATAACTGGTTTAATTTCATACGTTGCTGGCATGGCTAGAACCTCCGTAATATCGTATTAACTTGATTAAATGTATTACCATATTTATTAAGAAGCGACTTTTCTTCTACTGTATTTTTATCTGGATATTCCTCAAGAGTTAGCGATACCTCAATAGATTGTGTCTTGCCATATGCATCCGTAAATAAACTATCTTCACTCAGGGACATGATTACAAAGTAGTTTTGGCTAACAGGCTTACCGCCAATAATAAACGGCAATACAGCTCCTGTATCGCGATAATTTCGCAACTTCTTAACAGTACTATCCGGAGATTGTCCAAGCGATGCAGAAATAAGAATTTTACAAGTGATTTGTTCTACATCCGGTCCACTAAATTGTTTAACAGGCTTTTCTAACATCAGATTGTGCTTCTCCCATCTAGCACTACCTGAACGCGTTACGTCAGATACAGTGAGAACATTGTCTAATGCGGTATAGAATACTATATCCGCTAAATATCCGATATACATCTATACCTCCTATTTTGGTCCGGCTGTTGTAGAACCGCCAGACACTACACCGCCATGCACATGATGAACTAAGGAAATACCATTAACCACTACATCACCACTACTTGCATTGATTGATAAAGTGCCACCAACATTGAGTGTCATATCTCCAGGAACAGTGAGCACACGTTTACCATTATCTGCTCCACCTGGAGTTGGATCCGCACTACTAAAGAATGTTCCAATAATGAATCCATCAGAAAAGCCACGACCAGACCGATTTGGTAGCATAATGCATAATACCTGGTCGTCAATAGCTGGCATCCAATAGTCCTTATCGTGTGCTGCACCTCGATTAATGACAGATAACGGCGCCGTTACAACACCTTCTCTATCAAGGCGTGTAACAACGGCTTTTCCTTCTTCAGGAATTGTACTTGAAACATTTCCAATGAATATCATATCTGCTAATGCAGATAATATATCAGTAGCCATTTAAACACCTCCTTACATCAATCGACGTTGAATAATTGGCCCCTAATGTATGTGTCGCTTTCATAATTAAATAATTACCATCGAACACCCCAAAACCTTCGAGCTTAACAGTAACCGATGCCATAATAAGAGGGTTCCCAGGGAAACTAAAAGACATTGTATCCGCTTCTTTATTAGCTTCTCTAAGCTTCTTCTTAGCAAGTCTAGTTGCCTCGGCCTTGTCTTTTACCTGCTCATTAACTTCCAACACGGCAAGGTACGTATGCCCCTTACGGTCAGGATCTTCAAACGTATCCTCAATCACAGTTTTCTTATCCTTATCTGTATATTTCACATGGCATGCTCGATATACTTCACGAGTTTTACTCTTGTACGAATAAGATATTGCCCTAGTAATGATCAAAGGCGGTTGTTCACCTTCTTTAGTTTGTACAGGTTGATATTGACCACCTGGTCTACGAATAATGACTTTAGGCTTTACATTTTCGTATTTGTAATCATCGAATATAATCAACTGTTCAGTGGATACCTTAAGAGAAAACCCCGCATCATTGCAAAGTTTTTGCAAAAATGCGAGGTCTGATTCAGCACTTTGAGAGGCATCTTTTAACGGTGGGTCAAAATCTGCATCCCACAATAGCTTTAACTTATTATCTTTCGCTTTCTCGGTAGCAATCGCTTTAAGCGTTGTATCTTTCCACGATTTGTCTTTCTTTTTCTCCCGTAAGTCAGTGCTACCGATAATAGCAACACCTTTGATTTTGACTACATCCGGAAGGCTACTTCCTTCGAATTCATCAATTTCAAATTTGCCGATTGGTAACGTAAATTGTTCATCCCCTAATTTCTCCCATGCTACTGTATTAATGGCGACTTCTAGTAATGATCCTTTCACAGGATACCAATCACCGACCCATAGACGACCCCTATCCTCTAATGAAATAGCCACATCATCTACAGTTCCTGAAAGGTTATCTGTGAAAGTTACATCAAGAAGGTATTTACTAATATCGTCGGTGATGTCCTTTGATTCCTTACTCCCCCAATGTTGGTAGCCAATCGTACACCATGCCCGCCGTGCTAACTTCGTTTGTGGCGTTAAATCCTTCTTCCATTTTTGGACCTTAGCTAGGCTCTTTTGTAAGCTCATGTACTATCGCCTCCATGGTGGTAAGAATTCAGGTAAGGAATCAGGAGGAACATCTGGGCATGTTAACACAACACCTGCGGAAAATATTGCCGTATTACGGTGCTTTTGATTGGCTTCTAACAATAAATTGATGTATCGTTCGTTACCATACACCTTATAGGCGATTAAGTCCCACATATCCCCTTGTATTGTTGTATAGCTAGTCATAACTTAACCTCCGTTTCCCAGTGGTATAGCTACGCATCATTTGTTCAAATTCACGCATTTTTGCATCTAATGCTGACATAATATCATCCGTTGAACCATTACCTGCGTTAATGACAGGTGCGAATGTGATTTGCACAGGCGATCCGCTATTACTACTAGCTGAAGTCTTAGGTAAGCTAGGGGCTAAGGATACAGTAGGTGCTGCAGCAGTCTGCGCCCCACTCACACCTAGCATCCGTCCAGCCGTTTGCCATAAATTCATCGCATTAGCACTACCATCAATAGGGACAATGACTTCAGGATATCCGGCTTCACCAATCAATGCAACTTCTGGAGATGTAATTACACCACCATTAGCATACGCATTACCTCCAGCGGCGGAAACACCAACTGTGAAACCTCCACTAAATTGGGCCTTAATACTTGCCCACGCACCTGCAATTGCGTTAGATACCGCACTCGGAATTTGACTTACCCAGTTTACCACAGCATTATAGGCATCACTTGCCCATTGCTCTGCGGCCGCTACAAACGCTGCTCCGGCTTCTGCACAGGCACTAGGTAAGTTCACGAGGAAATTGATAACATCATTAACTAAATTACTAATCCAAGAAGTAGCCGTAGCATATGCTTCAGAAGCAAACGAGATAACTGCCGCTACGAATTCAGCACCCAATGTAATCATGTAGGTAGGTAAATTAATTAAGAAGTTATAAATCCCCTCAACCATAGCCCCAAAAGTAGTAACTGCAAAGTTATAACACTCTGTGGAAAATGATACGACGGCAGATATAACAGCAGTTCCAACTTGTACCATAATCGCAGGCAATCGCAAAATAATGCCTATAATAAATCCTACGGCCATACCAATGTACGTTGGTAAGTTAAGCCATAAATTTACGTAGGCTATTACCGCCGCTTTCAATGCATTAAACACGCTTAGCCCAATTGATAATAGGCCATTTATCACAGTCATAATTCCAGATATAATGGCGCTCCATGCAGAACTTAAAGCAGAACACACGCTATCCCATATCGAACTTAGCCCGGAGCATACGCTATCCCAAACAGATGTTAATGTAGAACAAATCGTATCCCAGTTAGTTACTAATAGGTATATCGCTGCAATAATCGCCATGATAGCAATTACCCATGGTCCTCCTATTAATGCGCCAGCGGCTTTAAAGGCACTCGTAGCTGTTTCTACACCTTTAAAAGCTGTAGTGATTGTAGTAATACCAGATGCCAATTTTGTGGCAGTACCATATAGTAAGGCTAATTTCAATCCGTTTGTTACTACGGCTGCAATAGCTTCCTTATTATCCTTCATGAACGTTACAACGGTTTGTAATACCGGTATCAGTGCCGGTAATATTTGCTGGGCAATTGGTATAAATGCCTGTGCCAAGCCTAATGCAACCTGCGTAGCTTCCGCTTTCAGGATGTTCATCTGTAGCCATATTTCATGAAGTGATTTAGGATCAATACCAACGCCTTTAATTTGTGATGCGGCCGCTTGTGCATCTGCATAGTTTTCAAATACTTTAGTAAGCTCCAGGCCTTTGGCGCCTAGCGTTTCAAGCATGAATTCTTGCCCTCGGCCTTGTGCTACCGCATTTTGGTAACCTTTAGCCATTGCGTCCAATTGTTGGTTCATAGGCAACAACTTGCCGTTTGCATCGGTTAAAGATACTCCAAATTGACTGAGGTACCCCTGCAACGCTTCGGCACTTTTACCACCACTAACCAAAGTCTTATCCATTTTAGCGAATGACTTAGCCGCCGCTTCTACATCAACACCACTTAACGTCATAATCTTCTTAAATTGTGACGTCTCGGCAGTCGTCATGTGCAGTTTATTAGACAGTTGATATAGTGCCTCGCCCGCATTTACAACGTTATCTATAATGGCACCAATACCAAAACCTCCGGCTGCGACCATAGCAAAATTGGCGAGCTTTCCTGTAACACCGCTTACTGCGGCACTTGCACCTTGTGCGGCGGATGCTGCCCCTGCTAAAGGGCTTGCACCTCCCATTTTGCTGATTGCATTTTGATGCGCAGTCTGACTTGCAATATTAGACCTCAACTGGGCCTGTCTTTGTAACATAGAATTCAGTTTTTGCTCAGCGGCAATAGCCGCATTCCTGTCACTAACATTCCCCGACTTTTGTGAGACAGCTTGCAGTTTTCTGTATTGTGCCTGTTGTTCCTTGATTACGTTTGATAGTTTGTTGAGTTCCTGAGATGCTTTTGATACAGAGGAAGATAACCCGCCGTCGAGTTTACCTTTAATGGCAATCGCCATTTCTAAGACTTTATTGGCCATTATTTTCTCCCTTTCATCGCTTTATTCTCACGCTCGATACCATCACTAATGAGCTGAACGTGGACTATGAACTCATCCACGTCTAGCTCTCGAACAAAGTAATCCATTGGCGTGCTTGTGTATTTACTACACGTAATCGCACACTCTGTAAAATACCTTTCTAGGTCAGTTATTTTTCGGAATTGAGCAAAAAATTCTGTACCTCTAAGCACACTCTAGTAAAATCAGCAGCCGGAAGACTATAAATATCATCCACTTTACAACCGCATGCAGCAGCTGCTACATGTGCTTGATACGTCATGGATAATGCAGGAACTGTGATAGTTCTATCTTCATTCTTTGCAGACTTCTCACATTTAATTAATGTATAACCGCTGATTCCTTCAAATTGTAAGGAATGACCTGCTTTTACTAATTCAATACCAGTTGTTTCGTTCATAGTACTTTGTTTACTCATTAGTGATCGTCCTTTCTACAGACTAAATACCGAGTGCAGCACGAACATCGCCAAGGAAGTCAGTGCCATCAGAAATAGAATCCTTATATGCGTATTTATCGATTTCACGAACTACCTTACCGTTTTGTTCTAATTTCAAATATGTGGTTTCGATTGTGTTCGTTGCATCAATAGTATTGCCAGATTCATATGTGCCGTTTTCTTTAGATTTAGCACGGCCACGAATAACAGCACGTGTAGGCACAATTACATATTTATCTTTACCACTATCCCAACATTGGATAGCACCGCGTACTTCTAAGCGCACGCCGCGTCCACCTGTAAGGCGGTGTGTAGTTTCTGTTGGAGTGTTCCAAGTAAGTTTAGTTTCCATAGAAGAGTAGTGCCCAATAACTGGCGCTTCTACTTCACCTGCTATGCCCACACCTTTTACAGTTTGAGTCATTACAGATTCACTAGGTAATTCTACTTTGGCAACACCTAAACAGTTGTCAGAACCTTCTTCATATACACGGAAGTCATTAAGCACTTCCGGCACTTGGTTGATAGATGCCATGATTAATTACCCCTTTCTATACTGTTTGAAATAATGTTTTGAAATAGGAAACATCGTATTCAGAAATGCTTTCAATTTCTTGCGCTGGAATTGGTGGTGTACGGTATTTATGGAAGCGAATAATACCATTCAACAAGTCTGTTGTAGGGTTTTCTGCTTCTTTAAATTCAATACGACCGCCCAAAATAAAGCCACGAGAAGTAAGCCCGTTAAGACGAATTGTTTCACTATCAAGAATTGTTTTGATATTACGTGGCAAGATAGGCATATCCACTTTTTGCCAATACGTTAAGATGAATGTTTGGTCATCCCAATCATTGAAACGACGTACACAAATGATTGTATCCTTAACATCAGTTGTGCCAGGATATGCACCTGTATAGTTGCCCCAAGATACCCAACCGTTGATGTTAACGGCCGTCATAATACCTTGAGAGTTCAATAAGTTCGCTTGAGAATGCGTAAGCATAACTTCCTTGCCATTAGCCAAACATAAACCTGTGATGTTCATAGATTTATTAGAAGGGGATAGCGTAGGAATATCGCTATTAGACGCATCGCATTTACCCATAATGCCCATAATGTGTGTAGACATATGGAACACATAGTCGCCATTACGAACTTTTGGCCAACATACGACTTCGGATTCGCCCGTATAGCTATTACCTTTCTTCCATTCATAAGCATCAGTGTATTTAACAACTTGCGTAGTATCGATATCAACTAATGTTGTCGCTCTAAATAAGTTGTTAATGACACGAGATTTTGCCTTCATAACGGATGCTACTGTAGGATTTTGAGAGAAGCCCGGCGCAGCAATAAGCCCTGGCACAATGCCGAAATGATGATAAATTGTATCAATCAATTCAAAGCCGGTTGCTTTATCGTTGCTATCCACCCCGCCGATTACATTTCTATAATCAAAGTTTTCTACATCAAGTTCATCATAAGTAAGGTTCAATGTAGTAGCTGTATCAAATTTTCCACCTTTTACAACGGAGATAACCAATTGATTTTTGTCATCAAAGGCTGCCGTGTAATCTGTGTTAGCTACACCCGCTTGGCCAGCACTAGATACTTTTAATGTATTAAGCAATACTGCTGCTTTTACTACACATTTCTTTTCTGCCAATGTAGCAGTTGTTGTAGTGGATTTCTTGTGCTTAGCAGGATCCAATACATTAACAAATACGATTGGAGCTACACCATACAATTTGAATTGTGCGTACATCGCTTCACATAATGTGAAATGTGCCCAATCTTCAGAGTAGCCAAGTTGTTGAACAGCTTCTTCCCAGCTGTAGCAGATGATTGGCTTGTTGACTACCACACTAGGGTCTTCTGTAAGGTGTACAGGTGCAGTACCGAACACAACAGGAAGGCCGGCAGTAGTTTGGACAGGAGCAATTACAGAGGTAGCTTGCTCACTTGTTTTGACGCCATGATAAAAGGCCATTTACTTCACTCCTTTATAATTTTTCAATGCGTTTACATAAAATACATTTAATTGTGTGCCTTGTGTTTTGACTTCAATCATTGCCTGATTAAGCTCACCTAAAGGCACGAATAAATGCATAAAAATAGGGTCTTCCGCTTCCGGCAGTGGTGCACCGTCGCTAAAAACCATGAATTGGTTTAGCCGGCTACTGCGGAACGAAGGCCCAACATATACAACAGGGTTCATCGTTGTCTCCTATTCAATTACTTTGTTATCCGTGAATATCTTATTTAGATTCCTACGAATAACAGGAATATACACTTCAAATTCAAGATACCCAACCCATTGAGGGTATGGTTGATCATCAGGAATTGTTGTATTAATGGTATTCTCCTTAATTTCATATTTAAGTGCTACCGGATTATCAGATAACAACCGCTCACGCACTACCTCTAATAGGTGATATAGTCCGACATGGCCTTCAGTTAAGGCTTCATCATAAGTAGTTACCAATACAGTAATACCTACCGTCGAACTATCTGCATCACTAACAGAGTACGGATGCACTACTACGGCCGGGCATAACTTGCGCTTGTCTTCATTCTTGTCCACTCTTGGTAAGAAACCGCTCCATACTCGAATAGGTCTTTCGGTAACATCACTGTTTTCATTCAGCTTTCGTAACTCATTCATGAGATATTTAGCAATACCATCTGATACATCTAATGGCGTCATTAGTTACCTCCTAACGCGCGCTCTAATTCGTGATATAAGCGCTTTTCATACATTTCCATGCCTTCCTTTTGCATGGCATTCATAACAGTTTCATTACCAAACATTTGCGGTAAGGCTGGCCCATATATTCCCTTTAACGGATATCTGTCCTTGCCTTGGCGTTTCATAAAGATACCGGATGCACTAACAAAGCCGTTTGGTACCTTTGTTTCTGTACCTTTTTTAATCGATACAAACACACCTTTTCGCTTAAGTGATTTAATTTTGAAGTACTTTTGAGCGCTAGTATAGCCACCTTTGATACGCATTTCTGTGCCATCATTCAATTTATTGATAGATACACCGGACTTTACAACCGATACACCTTTGATAGCATAGATATTGCGTAGTGCTTGCGTGCCTGCTTTTCTTGCAGTTGTTGCTGCACGCTTTGATGCGGCTTGGCAGACACGTCGAACTCTATCTTCTTTTAACGTTTCCAGTGCTTTTTCAATTGTTGCCACTGCACTTTTATCAAGTTCTAGCTCAACCATCCGTCAACACCGCCTCTAGCTTCTGCTCTTAATTCAATGGATACTAACCCATCTTCTTCCATTGCACTTTGAACGACGTAAACGTCTCCGTCTAATCGGAATACGTTCCCCTGTGATGGAATTTCAGGGATGTCCTTTAATTTGCAATGCACAAATACAGACACCCCGTGCAATCCGTCATTTGATACGTGAGAGCCATTCGACAAGAATGACTCTCTCGCCGTTGGCGATTGAATAACCGCTTTAGCTACTGTGCCATTTAGATCATGCCCTTCGGCGAATTCGTCCTCATTTAGGAATACATCGTCAATATCGCTTTCTAGGTAATCTCTAAATCGCATTATTTTTTCACCGTAACTTCCGCATCAACTTCAGGTAATTCCATTTCTTCTTCCGGTTCATCTGGAACGACTTCCAATGGCTTCGGCGCTTCAATAGGATCATCTTCAGCAGATTCAAACTTATCAGATTCAAGCAAGGACAACGCGACTGCTTTCTTTTTGATATCGACTACTTCGCCCTTACCATACATCTCGCCTTCGTGTGCTAAATAACCCTTTAATACTCTGATTTTCATAAGTAGGTTACCCCCTATTTAGTCTTAATAGTAGCCCAATCATCGATAGTTTCAGGAATCAATACACAACGGGAGTATACAGACAATGTTAATTCTTGTGTAGCTTTATTAGCATAGTAATAAGGTACATAAATACCTGCATATGTTGTGAATTGGTTGTCATCGTTAAGCAATGTTACTGCTGCATGTTGTTGACGGCCACGGCCAGGAACACCTAATACCGCAGCATCATCACCGATAAAGGATTTTACCTTGCCTTCATCATCTTGATATGTTTCAAGATATGCATACACATCAATGTTCAAGGACATAATACGGCCAACATATCGAACTTGTGGAGATAAGTATTCAGGCGCAAAGCTAAACATTGTCATGTTTTCACGATTAGGAATAGCCAACATCTTGTTGATAGATGCATTATCAAGAATATATTTTTCAACATTCTTACCGACAACTAATACAGTTGGTACGATTCCTGCGTTTTCCTGAATTTTTTCGGACGCCATTTTCAAGTCGCCATAAATATCGGCACCAGCTTGGTCCCATGCAGTAGTAGGTGTGATGTCTTGTTCAAATTCAAAATCAATTTCATCAGTTAGAACAGTCGCACCGTCATCAGCATAACCTTCGATTTTGCATTTACCAGTGGTAAGCAAATCGGCCGCCATTTTGTTTTTACGATTGATGATTGTGCCTTGCAAATAAGACAAATCTTCAGCTTGCATTTGTGCCGCACGTTGCGCAGGTGTCATTGTAGATACAATATTTTCCGCAAATGCACGTTGGTCAAGTTGCTCAGGATCAATTACTGTACGAGGGCCCATCATAGGCGCTTCATATAAAGCAATTTTAGAGCCGGCACGTTTAACATTTACACCAGATGCGCCACGAGATACAAAAGGTGCTAGAGTGCGACCACGTTTACGAGTTTCTACTGCGATTTTTTTAGAAGTTGCAACTGCCGGAACTTGTGGGAAGAAAGTATCAAGCAAGAAACTTGCCGGAGTTTTCATTCGTTCTACAGCTTGCATTAAAGATAACGTATCTTTGAAATCAATTGCCATTATATAGTTCCCCCTATTTAATGCTAGTTAAGAATAAGTGAGCGTCTTTAAAATCCGCTTCATGTTCATTAATTTTGTAAGCTTGGTCAACTACCAATACTTCTCGATTAAAGCGACCAGAGACATATACAGTCACTACATTGTGATCAGTAGTTGTAGTAGTGTCGGATACCACGATGCCAGCAGGTTTACCGCTTGCAATTTTTTGGAATGTGCCAGCGTTATTTTCAAGAACTTGGCCACGTTTGTACTCACCAACTGCTGCTTTTACATTTTGAGTTAATACAGGCACACCGCCACCACCTAATAGGTAGTCAGCTGCAACGCCATTTACTTGTTCGAAATACGCCATTATTTACCGCCTTTCTTAGCATTTGCAAATGCTACAACTTCATCAATTGCACTAGCTTTAGCTACTGCATCATTGGTTTCTGGTGTAGATGCACCTTGAGGTACCACTTCATCCGCACCGGATTCCATTTGATCGATAACCAATTGTCGAATTTGGTCGACTACTTTGTTATCAGTTACAGGAATATCGGATACGGCGGAGATGAAAGGTGTTACTTCATCTACAGTTTTACCTTCTTTAACAGCCACATCTACTAAACGATTGATAACTTCATTGTTCCCTTTTAGTGCGTTTAAGGTTTCAACACGTTCACGTTCTGCTGTTACTGCTGCATTTTCCGCAGGTTCGTTTGTAGAAATACCGAGCAAACCTTTTAAGCTTGCCATGAATTGGTTTTCAGTCATAGGTTTCTCCTTATGTTTTAAAAATTGTTTGATTTTGGCTTCATTTTTGGCCGAATATTTGCAAGATACTTTGTTAACGATAACCATCCCATCATTCATAACAGCCTTATCAGTAATCGCCGTGTCTACTTCATCAATTAGGCCGTAGGACTTCGCCTCATCCGCTGTGAGCCACGTTTCGTCATCCATAAGGGTATTTATCTGCTCAGGTGTCAAAACATCGCTACGACTTAGATAAACATTTGCAATGGTTTGTTTAACACTTTCCAAATAATTCGCCATTTTAGTTAGTCCGTCTGCATCAAAGCTGTCGCCTAAAAATACAGATGGATTGTGAATCATGTACAAAGCATTGCTTGGCATGATTACCTTATCAGCCGCACATGCAATAATTGTAGCTGCACTCGCGCATAAGCCATCAATGTGTGCTGTTACTTTTCCAGCATAGGCTTTGATCATATTGTGGATAGCTTGTGCCGCGAATACGTCACCACCTCCAGAGTTGATGCGCATTGTTAATTCATTACCATTACAACTAGCTAAGTCACTTGCAAATTCACGTGGTGTAATTTCATCGCCCCACCAAGAAGTCTCAGAAATATCACCATATAAAATCAACTCAGATTGGCCAGTACCATCTTGCTTTACAAAATTCTTAACAGACCAAAATTTATTCATCCTCTTCACCTCCTTTCGCTTCAGATTTAGAGCCAACGGAAGGATTACCCGCATCAGCTAGCCCCAGGCCGTATTTCTCTATGAGTTGCTTTTCAAATGCAAGTTGTGCAATGTTTTCTTCAAGGTCTGTCCCTGTCATTTCAGCCGCTTCACGTTCGCGAGTGGAAACTCCATTTTCAACGCGAAGTGTACTACCATTCATATCCTTAACTGGGTCAAGGATGGACATAGTCGGTCCAAACCAATCAGCATTGCACCATGCTTTTCGAATTAATGGATCATCAAAGAAACCAGGTGCCTCTATTCGTCCAGTCGCTACAGCTTCCATTAGCCAAACCTCATAGATAGGCTGACAGAAATCACGAGCGAACCACTTGCGGCGTAGTTTATATTCTTCCCAAGCCTGTAACATTGCTGCACGGCTTGCAGAATACGAGGAGTTGAAGTTCTTCATCAATACTTCGTAAGGCTGGTTAAGTGCAGCACCTACTTGTTTGATAAGTTGGGTACTAAATACTTCAAAAGTAGATTGAGCGTTGGAGGCATCCACACTCTTTACATCCACACCTTTCGGTAAGGCATTTAATGTGCCAGGCCCTAAGTTATACTCTGATACATCAACTACTGGTTCCGTTGGATCATCAACCCCATTATCGGCCAACATATCATTTAACGAACCGGAGTTTGTAACGGCTTCAGTAAAGAATAAAGCAAAGTAGGACTTAATAATCGCAGATGTAAGTTCTGCATTTGTGTACCGATACACTTGCTTCAATGTTTCAATGACTGGGGCTAAATAAGGCACCCCTCTGTACTGCTCAGGTCTAGTATCGTTACTAATCTGTAATACATTTGGAATGCTTGTACGCTTTCCGTAGGCCTCAACCCTTGCCCATGACGTTAATATACTTGTAATTGGTTCGCCAGGTACTTGATTAGACACCCAGTAAGCTACAATTGCGCCGTCAGTATCAATTTCCACACCATTCAATATGCGATTTCCGTTATCTGAATTAAGTGCTTCAACCCCAGTTGGGTCGCCTGTAGCATACGTTGAAGTGGTGAGCGGGTTGCTTACTCTATTCCCTTCAATTAATTGAAGCCGTAATGAATACGGCATATCTGGTGTTGTTGGCTTACGTCTAAATACTGCAAAACTATCACCATCAGTAAGATACCCTTGATATGCGATACTTTGCATATCGTACAAATTATTTTTGCGATAAATATCACAGTCTTTTGAGTCTGCCCATAAGTCGAACTCTGCACGCACCTTACGTGCCCACGCTCTGGCGTCCTCTGCAGATATTCCCAAGATTTGAAATTTAGGTCTAGGGAATACATTGAGGCCTGCGCCAACGGTATGGGTAGTACTCGTGTTGATCGCAGCCGTGCCGACTGGTGTATTTATGGCTAAATCTGCGGATCTATCCCGCAAAGTTGATAGATTTGCGCCAATATCAGCCTTATAGCCTAGTTTTCTAGGATTATATCCCTTCAATGATTTGTTATTATGAGAGGCACCGCCCTCACTATATCCGCTATTTTGAGCCCTCGGAGTGCCTATTTTAGCGCTAAATTTCTTGTTTTTTCTCGCCATTTTAGCCTCCTAATCTCTAAAAACTACCCGTTTTGACCTGTTTCCACGCCCATTATCAGTGTCCATATCTGGTAATTTAGCACCCCTTGCCACTAAATCATCAATCATTTTTCTTACTTCAGCCAAATTTGCCCTTGTAAGAGTACGATTTCCGATTGTATAGCTTTGTCCGGTCAATATTGCTTCCTCAGCTTTGACATACCATTCTAATCGCACGTCAATTAGCCTTGGCTTTCTTGAATAACTAGTTGCCATACATCCTCCTAAATATCTGCTACTTTACTAGCTCTACGAACGCGTTTCCTCATTGGTTTCTTCCGCGGATTAGTCGCTGTTGTAGTAGAATGGCCTCCGCCTTTAACTACTTCCGCCAATCTATCCCAATCAGGATGGATTGAGTTCATACAAGCTAGGTTGTATACACGCAAGTCCAAAGGTTCATTACGAACTCCTGCAGTAGGTTCCCATATCTCATGAATAACACCCTTACGTTTTACTTTCTTTTTGTGTTCTGAAATAATCCCCTTGAAGTACAGTTCATCGTACCCTCTTGTTCCTAAGAATTCTTCATCCAACGGGAAATGAAAGTACTTAGCACCAGGTTCATCGATGGCTAACCGGTTCATTACCTGTTGTTTCCCATCGTCAACACCTAGCATTACAAGCGGAATCTTACTTCCTGAAGCTTTACCAATCTTATAATTTAACGGTATACCAGGTGTTCCGGCCGTACCTTTGATGGCAAATCGTTGCTTGCTGAAGTTCTTTTCACAATATTCATATACTTTTGACGTGTAATGACCGCCTGAGTCAATGAAAGCACGCGCTACTTTAAGGCCTGTGCCGTTCTTAAATCGGTATACCTTATCAAGCACCGCATCAAGTGCATCCCATGTTGCTTTATTATCAGGCTGACCTAAGATAACGCCCTTACAGATACCCCAACATTCTTCACCATATCCCCAACCGGTGATTTCATACTCTAACCGATTGTCTTGTGTGTCGACGGCACCGGTTAGCAGTAATACACCATCAGGAAGATCTGCACCGTACTTTTCACGGCGCCTAATGAATTGTTGATAGTCTTCAAAGGCACCTTGTTGTGCATATGATTCACCGAAGCGTGTATTCATAACTACCTTTTCGCGAGTAGGGTCACCTTTAGCTTCTAGCCATTCCCTCATGATGCCGTTCCATGTTAGCCAAGGTGAAGTAAATCCATTTACAAAAAAACTGCGTATGCCATTATGCAACGCAGCTGGATTTTTAGGGATATACTTTTGAGGTGCTTTCCGCATTTCATCTTCAGAGAATGTTGATCCGCAATCAGGGCATCGCCATTTCACATCGCTAACTATGACAATCTTCCGACCTTTTGCGTCCTTATGTTCCTCCGTCTCACATTCCATCTCAGTATGTCGTATCAAGTGATACTCGCCACAATTAGGGCACTCATGCTGCCACTCTTCTTGCGTACCTGTTTGATACTCTACATCGATTCTTGAGCTACCTTCATTTGTTGGCGTGGAGAATAACCCCATTACCCTGTTCCAGAATGTTGTCATACGTTTGGCAGCAAGGTCTACTGGGTCACCTTCTGTGCCAGCACTATCTGGGAAGCGGTCTACTTCATCAGCCAGTAATACACGCACAGGACGTGATGCCAATCCGGCTGGACTGTTTGCCCCACACATGATAAGACGACCACCAGGGAATAACTTAGATAAGATTGTGTTCTTACCGTCTCGCGTCTTAGCTCCGTCTTCTGATTTCGTTTCGTAGAATACTTGTGATAGTACTTTCGTATCTCGAATCATCGGGGAGATACGAGACTTCGAATAATCTTGAGCCAATTCGATAGTCGGTTGAATCATCATGACCGCACAGGGGTCAAGATGAGCGTATCTGCCTAGTACATTATTCATCAGATCACTTTTACCCACTTGACTGGCGCTCTTTACCACTACGCGCTCGACGCCTGGTTGTGTAAATGCGTCCATTATCTCTTTTTGATAAGGTGCTCTACTCGTTTTCCAACGCCCGGGTTCAGCCGAAAGGCCTTGTGATAGCATGCGATAATCATCAGCCCATTGGCTAACACTAGTTTTTGGTAGTGGTTTCAGTCCCATTTTAGAGACATATTGCCACAATTCTTTTGCCGTTTTCATGCTATCACCTCCTTTTTTGCACTAAAAAAGCGCCTAATTTGGCGCTTTATCATCGTCTAATTCATCGCTATCCATGAATAATGACGGCGTATATTCACTTAACTCTGATAATTTATCTTCAATTTCTTGTGTTAACAGATTATATGCCTCCTCTTTTGTCACATTCTGTAATTGTGGAGCCAATTTAGTTGGCAATCCTAACAATTGTGTACGCAAATTAACAAGCATTTCTGTCATAACCTGTTCTACAGTATCTGCTGAGTACACCTCGCCGTTCATTTTGGCTAGTTTCAACTCAGCAATCTTGCGTTTTGCGCGTTCATTCTTGGCCTTTTCAACCTCGAATACCGCATCATCGGAACTACTTTCCTCTTCAGCAGAGGATTGCCCCTTATATTTGACATAATTGATAACGGATTTGATAACCAGGATATTATTCTTTTCATCGGTAGCTAAAACCCCTTCTTGGAGCAGTTGCGAAACACGTTGGCGCGAGAGTCCAAGTGCTTTTGCCAGGTTTGACTGCGAGGCCGTTGCCGTTTTCAAATCATCTGTAATTTTCACTTATCAATCAGCCTCCTTTCATTACCTGTATCACTAGCAAGGTCATAAAAAAATTAAAATCTAGGCAATTTTTGGGGTCTCGGCCACCGCACGCTTTCAATTTTCTCCAGAAGGACCCACAAAAAAAATTTACTCAAAAATTCAACGAAACGTGTAATATTTTAAATTTATTTTTTTTATTATTTAGTGCGGATACCGCCCTAAAATCTATCTTAATACATCACGGCTGTTTCTCTTAAATCGGCCGTGCGAACGAGTGCATAATCCACAATTACTTTTGTGTGCGTGGTCGTGTGTGATATACGTTTGACACAGGCCGTCGTATTCAATTAGTTTTGCATTGCAAACGCCGTTCTTATTATTCAGGCATTTACGTTTAATGCATTTGACTTCTGTGTTCATACCTTTTCACCTTAATACTTTGTACGCTCAAATCCGATGACTAGTTGGTTGTTGTTAGGCTATATAGTTATTGGAGGACTACTAGTTCTAGTCATCAGATGTCAGCGTACAACGATACAGGGCAAGCTCATAATGTATAAGCTTAGTATTATTCTGTGGACAAATTCGGCTCGCCCTGGTTTCATTGTGCGGTAAATTTCATTTTTACATATTCCCTCTCCTTAGCTTACGCGATCGCCTACATCATAAATACGGGCCCCTGTATTTACAATGCTACATACAACAAAAAGCACGGTCGTCATCACCGTGCTTTTTGCCGAGTTGTGTATAAGAGAGGATTTGTGTTAGATGACTAATGACACCTTTCACAACTACATTATACTATGTCAAGTCGGTTCATTTAAGTCCAAAGTACTCCAAAACACTCCAAAATACTCCACTATGAGAGGAGCTCTCCTAATTCGTTCAACGCTTTATTTTTTAAATTGAAGTAACTGCTTTTTTCGTAATATATCATCGCTTGTACTTTCTTAGGGAATGCCCCGTTAATGTACTCTTGCGCTAATATAATACGCCCCGGTATACATTCTATCTTTTCAATTAAAGCCCTTGCTTCTTCCCTTTTAGCAATAAGCTTTGCTATCTCCCGTTTTTTGGTATCGACTGTATCAACAAGTCTAGCCACATCGCCTTCAAGCCCTACTGGAGTACTGCCTCCCGATACTCGGTCTTTGGAATAATCAATCGCCGATAAGGTGATGATATCATACTGCAGTTTGCGAATATCTTGCCGTAGCGATTGAATACGTATGGCTATCATCTTAATATCTTGCAGATATGCCGATGCCTTTTCCTTATAGTCACTCATGCCGCATTACCTCGTTGATGTATCGGTCTAAGTACCACCGCGCTTTTTTTAGGTCTTCTAGTTTGTCGCCTTTATACCCTGCTCGTGCAATATACTTGATAACATTACCTAGATGATATGGAAGCTGTTGATCCTCGATAAAATCAATAACCTCAATCTTACCTCGTGTGTAGTGTGAAGGATGATTGATAACATCTTCTTCAACGACCTTCACTTCAGGCTCTTCAAGCGTCTTGGCTATCATATTTGCAAGAGTCACGTCTACTTCTTCCATCTTAGCTACCATATTATCAAGAGTCACGTCTACTTCTTTCTTCTTAGGTACCATGTTCGCAAGAGTCACGACTATTTCTTTTTCTTTCTGCTTCTTAGGTACCTTAGAGTATTTAGGAAGACACTCTGGACAATATTTAGGCCACCGTCCTTGCGCCTTTTCCTTTTTATGAACGAATGTTACCCCGCATCCTTCACAGGTTAGCTCTTTACTCACGCCTGCACCAGGCGGTGTCATAACTTTCTCACACTCAGGACAATAATCCTCGTGTGTTTTTACTGTAAATGTGTCTCCGCATCGTCTACATTTCTTTTGCATAGTTCTACTCCTTATACAATTCTTTACGATATTTAATAGCTTCTAAGAGGGCGTCTTGCCCTGCTTCTTTACGTTCTAATGCCTTCATAACTTGCTCGTCCATTGTGCCTTTGGTGACTAGGTGATGGATAATCACGGGCTGTGTTTGCCCCTGTCTATGAAGTCGTGCGTTCGCTTGTTGGTACTGCTCCAGGCTCCAAGTTAATCCATACCATACGATGATGTTGCCGCCGGCTTGTAAGTTTAAGCCGTACCCTGCTGATGCGGGATGTGCTAGTAACATTTGAATGTTGCCTTTGTTCCACTCCGCTACATCATCATCGGTCTTAAGCTCGACAGCTTTTGGGAATGCTTCTTTAATAGATTGAAGGTCATGCTTGAAGTTGTAGAACACTAACATCGGTTTTCCTTCATTCGTTTCTACCAATTCTTTCAACCTTTCAATCTTCTCATTATGAACGACTACGATTTCACCCTCATCGTTATAAATAGATCCATTCGCTAGCTGTAACAATTTACCGGCGAGTGCTGCCGCATTCAATGCACTTACGTCGTCATCACTGGCTAAGCTAAGCACGTGCTCACGTTCCATCTGTTTATAGAGTTCCCATTCTTTCGGGTTCATCTCTACTGTGATGACATTCTCGATACGTTCAGGTAGTGTAAGATAGTCCTTAGCTTTTAAGCTCATGCAGATATCTTGCATCTTGCTGAATATCGCCTTATCACCACCAGGCAGTAGTCGGTAGCTATACACGACATGCCCGTTTGTTTTGTCCGGCGTAAAATACCGGGTACGATATTCGGTAATCGTTTTACCTAATCGTTCACCGCCATCTAATAAATACATCTGCGCCCAAATATCAAGTAAGTTATTCGGTGCCGGTGTACCTGTTAAAATGACGATACGCTTAAACAGTGGTCGAAGTTTTCGTATCGCCTTAAACCGTTTAGCCTGTGGATTCTTAAACGAAGAACTCTCATCGATAACTAACATGTCAAAGGGGAACGATTTTTTCTTACGACAGTACTCATATAACCATTGCACGTTTTCACGATTTATCACATAAATGTCAGATTCGCTCTCTAAGGCGTGTATACGTTCCTTCTCGGAACCTAACACCTTAGCCACCGTTAAACGTCTTGTAGCACTCCATTTTTGCGTTTCTTGGGCCCAGGTAGATTCTGCTACCTTCTTAGGTGCAATGAGTAATACTTTTTTAATGTCAAAATAATCATACATAAGCCGGTCAATCGCAATGAGTGTAGATATGGTTTTACCTAACCCCATATCCAGTAACAAGCCATAATGGGTATTATCAATGATTCGTTGTATTGCAATGCTTTGATACTCGTGTGGATGAAAGTCCATGTATCGCCCTTTCCATATCTTCAACAAATAACTTGGCATCAGACATCCCGGTTACGACGAACACTAAAGCGCCTTGTTTTCGTAATCGTGAAATCTGTACTCGTTGATTAGCCATCAGCTTACCGTTCGTATCCTTTAACTCGACGAATATAACACCGCCTCCTGGGAGTACAATAATCCGATCTGGCACACCATCATTTCCAGGGGACACGAATTTCATATATATACACCCCAGTTTTTTGAGTTGATTTCCTAACCATCGCTCGATGTCCTTTTCCACGTTCTCACCTCGTTCTCATTTAATAATTGGACACACCCTCGGACACGCCTATGAACCCGCACCGTTGCTGGATTTATAGGGGGGGGTGTGTCCGAAGTGTCCAATTTTTTTCCAACATATATATATACGCGTATTTGCGTTTTTTACGCTTATATATATACACCCAATTATTCATATATTTATTTTTTTATTTTTATATAAATAATTGGACACACTGGACACACTTTATTATTTATATTAGCAGTTATCTGCTTTTTGCCCGTGTCCGATTAGTGTGTCCATGCGTGTCTAGTGTGTCCGATTATCGCTTTATATCAAAATTCATCGATGTATAGGCTTGAATATTTATTTTTACGAACATTCATACCTATTAAATAATTGGACACACCTCAAATAATTGGACACACCTACTTACCTTGATTTTGTTTATACATTGATAGGAGGTCTGCACCTTCCTTTATAAACGCTCTCTGTGGACCGTAAAGCCTGCCAAAACGTGCTTTTCCTGTACCTTTTGTGTATGGGTTCCAGCCTGGCGTTGATTGTAAGATGTCGATAATCTCTCTTGCCTTTGCGTTCTGCAGGTTCTTCCTGTCCCCGCCAAGCACTTCACACCATATCTCAAGGGCACACACTCGTTCCCGCTGCACTGAACCCCAATGATCGTCATCGCCGTAATTAGCGACATAATCTCGTCTGTCGTAGATATCCATTGTTTCCCAGTCTTCAGGAAGTAGCATGTCGAGGTACTCTTCAATAAGACCTACGAGTTCACCGCCTTCAGTGTGTGATAATTGAATTCTAAGGGCTTCTTCTTCAAGTGCTCCTTCAAGTACTAACGGTTCACCTTCAGACCAATACACGAACGCTTCTGCCCATATTTGGTCAATATCATCTTTCGATAACTCCCAGGAGTGCTTTGTCTTCCGGTCCTTATCGCCCGTAATTGGCCAAAATCGGCGGTTACCGGTACGGTCTTTAAGGAACATAAGATTATTAGTGGAACCCGCGAATACACATTGGCGAGGGTACTCTTCGGTACGCCGTCCATATGGAGAGCGGAACCGGTCAGAGGTACGGCTGATAAATGCCTTAACGATTTCATTATCATTCTTGTAGGTAGGCGCCAGTTCGGCAAGTTCGACTATCCAGGAGCCTTGAATTTGTTCTAGTGCGTCTTTGGTTTTGATATCAACGAGTGAGTTGTTAAACCATTTACGACCCAACCGCTCCAAGATAAGGGACTTTCCTAAACCTTGAGAACCATATAACACAATCGCCGTATCAAACTTAACGCCTGGATCCATAACACGAGCTACGGCACCGCACATCCATTTACGAGTAACCGCTCGAATGTATTCGGTATCTTCAGCTCCGATGTAATCGATGAAAAGAGTATCTAGTCTACATTCGCCGTCCCACGATAATCCCTTTAAATACTCACGCACAGGATGGAACTTATTATCTTGCGTTACCTCCTGAAGTGCATCGTCGATGATGCCTTTACCCTTGATGAGATACTTCGTAGCGAAGTAGTTACGAAGGCACGCATCGTCGGTATCCGTCCAGTACGGGGTTTCGTCCTTACCGCGCCATGGTAAATCGTCAATGACGACTAAGCGGTGTGCGAATTCATCAAGTCGGATTTTACCTTTGAGAGTAGGGTCTTGTTTAAGTACTACTAGACAGTTGAATACATCAGATTCAGGAGTACCGTTTTTATCACGCTTAAGCTTTGACAAAAAGTCTTCGTCATCCTCTGTGATATCCTCAAACTCCATATCCGCCATACGTTCTTTGTCGAGCAGGATTGGTGCTGCGCCGTCTTCGTTGACAAAGTCTATCATGTCTTTGTAGCTTGGAAGTTTGGTGACGCTAGTCTCATCTGCTGGGTCCTTATCTCCAAATAAGTGGATCCGGACAAGGTCAAACGCATTCACGAGCTTACCACTGATTGGGTCAGTCGCATGGTTGGAGTAAGCGAAAGTATCGTTGTCGTAAATTACTAAACCACCTACCGAGCTACCGGCTACATAGGTGTACCGGTCTTCTACAGCTGTGGGTTCATATACTTCAGGTAGAAACTTATGGATAGCTTCCGTGATACTGTAACTCCGACAAAAAGCACCGATAAGGCCCTTTTTCTCCAAAGGGTTGCCTTGCTTTTTAGCCGCATCAAGGCGAATTTGTGATTCCTTCTCTGATGTTGGCCAAAGGCTCGTATCTCGCCAGTCTCTGTAGGTACTCAAGTAGGTATCTACTGAAATAAGTGAGCCTTCACTATGCTGGTAAACGTACTCTACATCCTTAGGATGACTAGGCCAATACATAAGGCGTTCAGCCTGGTGCGTAGATGGGTCAAAGAACTCAATGCCGATGTTATCAGCAATCCGTCTCGAGACTGCTTGATATTCATCCGGTGTCATCGGTCTATCTACTGGGATAATCACGCGGTAGCGAGGATTGTCAGCTGTGTGGCTGTGCGTACTATAAAGCACATATTCCATACCGCCTAATTCCATATCTAGGTCTACGATGAAATCTTCGCCGGGGTTATCTGCATCAAGAGTGATTAAGTATCTCTCTTTAACAGCCCCTCTAATCCGTCTACCATTACCAGGAATATAGCCACCTACAAAACCACCGACGTCTTTCTTTCGGCCTTGATCAGCCTTAGACATCTTGGCGTATTCGGCAGCCGTTTCATTCGTTACAGTTGGCTCAGCCAATTTACTGACCAATTCGCTCCAAGTCATTTTATGAGACGTCCAGCTACGGGCGGAGCGACTTTTGCCCGTAGCTATGATGATAGTAGTATCCATATTACATCGCTCCTCCCTTCGCAAACTGGATATCTCGTACATACGCCGGAACGCATAAGCCGTGAGATGCTACCCACTGCGTTACCGCTCCGTTGATATCGTGGTCTTCATATACGCCACGATTGTTCTTAAGCTTGGCCTGGTGTATTTCTACGAAGTCGTCCGCATCATTCTTCGGATTAACCTCGATACACGCTACCGGCTCGTTACATTTATAAACACCTACGATAGCACACGTTTCGGCTTTTACCTTTTTGATATAGGAGCTTACACAGTTATTAAGCTGTATGCCCATATCAATAATGCCGTGAGTAGAACCGATTGCCATGAAGCGGTAACCGTTAACCATGTCAGCTAATGCACGATGTGCTTTACGCTGCTGCACGATTTCGTCTTCCACTTTGTCGAACTTTTGCATTCTCGAGATTGTGTCATGTAGGTTACGCACCTGGATGCGAGTATCCCAAACCTCTTTACGGCGACTTCTCGATAACTCGAAATACATACTAGCTGTATCTCTGATATCGTGATAGGAAGGCGCATTTCTAATGAATAAGAACGCCTGGCGTTCGCCGTATTGATGGCTAAGGATATTAACAAATTTACGAATGACAGATAAATCACGGTCATCACGCCACAATGGCCAAGACTGAATATAATTTGTATTATCAGCGTTATCTTTAACGACGTCGACCATAGCCTTTTGATAGTCCTTGTTCTTAAATAACGTAGCCATAACCTTGATGATCTTCGTATAGAAGAAAGGTCTATCGTGTAGTAACCGGCGAACCCATCGAGCATCGGGCAAGTTATGAGCCTTGATTAAGGCCTTTACAAAGGAATCGCCTTTTATCGTTAACTCTAATACGTTATCCATACCGAGTGTCTCATTAGGGAATTTATGATTATAGTAATCGTCATAGTCTTGTTTAAGACTATCATTGATAGCCGGTGCATCCGGAGCTTGTAATTTCCATACTAAGTTATGTAGTAGGTTATCGAAGGCTCCGTAATTGTTAGACACCTGTACGCCTTGTCTAATGCGTTTGACTTTATAACCTACGACCTTTGAAAGCTTCTCAAAGAATACTTCTTTTAATACCTTAGCGAAACGTTTTAGCTCATCTTGATGTTTATGCAGTCTGCAGTCAGGTGTGGCTACAAACCAAGCCAATGATAAAAGGCTGTTGCTTAAACGCCTAGGGGAAGCCGTCGATTCTTCGACGACGTCGCTGCGTGAGCGTTTCTTAAGTATGATAAAGGTTTTTCTTTGTTTAAAATCAAACCGTACCACATCGATGACATGAGATTTATAGCCTTTGTAAATCATCCCATTATCTCCGTCGGCGTATACCGTGTCGTACTCAAATTGCACGTCCAGTTTATCGCCCCTATCTATAATTGATAGGTCTAGGGAGAGAGGAACTGTGGCGCTATACCCAACTTCTGCAGTAAACCCTTTAGCGTTGATCCGCTCACCGCATTTTGGACAATAGAACTCATCTGATTCCCGGCAAGGCACTATCCCGAACCCATTTGATTCCATTGGCCAAAGATTAGCGAAGGAGTGTTCGCAAGGTACATGGTAATAACTTGCAGGGTTAAAAGGTGATACTTGATTGCGCCGTACCAGGTCGTACAGCCTTTGTACTTGTAGATTGAATAAGACCTTCATAAGGCGCTATCCTTTCTCTTATAACAAATCGTCTAAATCATCTTCTTCAGGAGTTTCCTCAACTACTGGAGCTTCTACTACAGGTGTGTCTTCAACTTTTTTCTTAGTAGTACGTTTACGTTTTGGCTTTTCTTCTACATCTGGAGTTTCTGCAACTACAGGTTCTTCCACCTTAGGGGCTTCTACTTTCTTGCCGTTTAATATCTTAAGCGCGAGGTCGCAAGCAGCAATACATCCTTCGCAGTATGCCATAGCCGTGTCTTTACGTTCACTAGCCGGGGCATCTTTTACGAGTTCATATAAGCCGTCGATTGCTTCGCGTTGTTGTTGAATTTGTTGTTTTGAGAGTTTCATAAGAAT